AAAGCGAATGTATAATTCCACTGATAAGGATATTGGGCCTACTGCGAGGGGCTTAATAACCTTAAAGGGAAAAAGCGGTTGTAAAATACAAGGTTTGCAGATTGACGGGTACAAGTCAACATATTCTGCAAGTTATAACTACGGCATTTACCTAACTTCATCTAGTAACAACAACACGGTAACAGGCAACACTTGCAACAACAACAACGACAGTGGCATTCTCCTATATTCATCCAGTAACAACACGGTAACAGACAACACTTGCAACAACAACTACTACGGTATTCGCCTACTTTCATCTAGTAACAACAACACGGTAACAGGCAACAATTGCAACAACAACAGCAGCGGCATCTACCTAATTTCATCTAACAACAACACGGTGACAGGCAACACTTGCAACAACAACAAATACGGCATCTACCTATATTCATCTAGTAACAACACGGTAACAGGCGACACTTGCAACAACAACAGCAGCGGCATCTACCTATCTTCATCTAGTAACAACACGGTAACAGGCAACACTTGCAACAACAACAGCAGCGACGGCATCTACCTATCTTCATCTAGTAAAAACAACACGGTAACAGGCAACACTTGCAACAACAACTACTGCGGCATCTACCTAACTTCATCTAGTAACAACACGATAACAGGCAACACTTGTATTCGTGGAACAGGGCAACCCTCTGATTACGACTCAAATCAATATACTATACGATTATATAGCACCGACAACAACTACAACCTTATATCATCGAACAATTGCATGGGTAAAGCAGTAGTAATCGAGGGTGGTACTGGTAATAGTGATTGGGGTATATTAGACAATTTAATTCAAGCTGAATATGCAAAAATTGCTGACCTGGCAGGATTTGTTGGCTACACCGAAGATGATATTTATGGGGTTGAAGTCGATTTTGCGAATAGAACATTCACAAGACTTGCAGGTGCAGTTGGAAAAACACCTGGTGCAGACTTTGACAGTATCCTTGCTTTCGGTGGCAGAAGAAGATGTAATCTTGCAGATAATGGAACAGTTAATGCTTACTATGGTGAACCAGGATACATTGAAGATGGTTCAAATGGTCAGGTGATGGTTGAACAACCAAAGTTTTATTACAAGGTCGTTCCTTTGAAACTTGAAAAAAATGATGAAGTTGAAATTGCATCAGTAAAATTTAACACAGGTGCATCCACAAGCGGTAACATAACAATCAAATTAAATGGTACAGACCAACATGTTGCAGTGGCAGCAGGTGATGATGCAACAGCAGTTGCAACCAAGGTCAGAAATACAAGCTTTGCAGGTTGGACAACTGGTGGAAGCGGTGCAACCGTAACATTCACAGCAACCAAGGTTGGTGTGAGGTCAGCAACCACATTCACAGACACTGGAACTGGTGTGACTGCAACTGTAACAAGAACGCAATTTGGTTATATTGGTAAAGGATTCAAATTGCGTAAAGCAAGATATTATGTCAGCATGACAAAGAAACCTGGCTTCAAGGTTCATCCTGCTTTTGTTAAAAACGGTGTTGAGGTTGAAAAGATATACCTGTCAGCTTATGAAGGTTCACTGTATGATGTTTCTGATTCTGCTTACATTTTGAATGATGCACAGGTTGCAGACTTCACAGTAAATGATGGTGACAAGCTTTCATCCATTGCCAATGCAAAACCGATTTCAGGACTTACGCAAGACCTGACAAGAAGAAAATGCGGAATCCTTGCTGAAAATCGTGGAACAGGTTGGTCACAACAGTATGCTGCAACAGTAGCTTGCACACAGCTTCTTTTCACAGTTGAGTATGCAAGCATGAACATTCAGACTGCTATTGGAAAGGGTGTTGTTAATAAACCATACATTATCGGTGAAGGAAACGAATCTGAAATCACAGGTGCAACAACATTACTTGGAAATGCATCAGGTATGGCAGCAGGAACGAATGGTCTTGTATCTGTCACATATCGTGGTGAAGAAAACTTTTGGGGCAACATTTGGAAGTTTACTGATGGAATGAATATCTATTGTGATATTGCAAACGGTGTCCATGACCTGTATGTTGCAGACAACACATTTGCTGAAAGCACACAGGCAAGTCCATATGCTAATGCAGGAATAACCCTGGCAACCAAAGAAGGCTATGTTTCAGCTATGGCTTACAATGAAACTTATGACTGGTTGTTCGTACCTGCTGAAACACTTGGTGACAGTGCTTTGCCTGTTGGTGATTACTTCTATCAGGATGTTTCATCATCCACTGGGTACAGGATTGCTCGCTTAAGCGGTAGTTGGGCTCGTGGCTTGGATAGTGGGGCTTTCTGTTGGAATATGACTGATGTCCCTTCTTCTCGTGGTCGGTTTATCAGCGGTCGCTTGGTGTATGTACCTGCTGCGTAACTTGAAAATTTAATATAAATTGGGCAAGCAGTCCTGAACACCATTACAGGGTAGTCACAAAACAAAGAAAGCTTAATTGCTCAATTAGGCAGTAATTGGAATAATGGCTTGAATAATGGAGCTTTCTATTGGAATGTGAATAATACCCCTTCTAATCGTAATCGGAATATCAGCAGTCACTTAGTAAATGCACAAAACAGCACCCTTGAAATACAGGGTGCTGTTCTATTATGAACTTCCTTTGTATGCACAATCAGACCAAATCTTCAATTTGAAAAGCTAATTTCAAATTTACCAATACAGTTCAATCATTCTTTTTATGTTTTGGCAAGAGCCAGGGCAAGCAGTTTCACATGGTTTTAACATATATGAAACGACATATTCACCCACTTAATAACCCAAATTGCACCTTGTGGGAAGCAATATGTGATATGGAAAACCTTAAACTTGCACATCAAAATGCAAAGAAAGGTAAAGGGTGGTATGCAGAAGTAAAACATTAAAAGAAAGGTAGCGTGAACAATATGGTGGACTATGGAAAACAAAGAAGCACTGTGAAGCCTGAACCAATGGTACTTGATGAAAACAGCGTTTGGGTCTATTCCAACATCACACCTGTGGAAGAAACTATTGGCGAAGAAACATTCAGCGGTTGGGAATTCAACATGGTGCAGTACACCAAGGATGAATATATCAGTCTGTTGAATAACCAGTTGACAGACACACAGCTTGCACTGATTGAAGTTTATGAAGTGATTATGTCTTAATGACAGAAAGGAACGGTGAATCAAGATGGCAAAGGTTTATGCAGACCTTATCAGGAAGGGTCTTAAAACAATTGATGATGTTCCTGAAAAATTAAGGGCAGAGGTTCAAGCAATCTTGTATGCTGAAGTACCTGCTTTGATTACAAAGGAAGTTCAACATATATGAAACGACATATTCACCCACTTAGAGTAGGGTTAACAACAGCGCAATTTGGAGTTTTAACGTGGGTAGTAGCCGACTTACAAAGTGGGACTATTGTAAATACTTCAGGTAGTCCTTCTTCTTACGGTATAGTCCCTCTTGTAAGTGGTTTTTATCGTATTTATATTACTGCACAAGCAGCTGCCTCAACATCAGGGACACAGTATATTGGGCTTCAATTAGATTCAACTTCTATAACTTATACAGGTGACGGGTCTAGTGGGCTTTATGTTTGGCATCCTCAAGTCGAAGCCAAACCCTATCTCACCTCCTTCATCGACGACACCCGCTCCCCCGAGACCCTGACCATACCCACGGCGGGGGTAATAAATCCTCTTAATGCCTGGACGCTTGAATGGTTGGTACGGTGTGGGAAACTTTCTGTAATCAACCACCACTTGGGTTTGGGGGCTATTTGGGATTCATCTGACCCAAATAACCGAATCTCATTTCATCTTCGCAGGAACTCTTCGCCATATAGAGTGGCTTTCTGGTCTAGTGCGACTGGCTGGTATGAATCCTCTGTAACGGTAGCTGATAATTCAGACGTATATATAGCGTTTGCTTATGATGGTGCAGGTACGTTACGAATTCTAGTTAATGGGCAATTAGCTGGTACATTTTCTGTTGTGATACCTAATGCAAACTATGACTCTTTTGTATTAGGAAGAGGTTCTAGTGCGGAAGATCGTGAAATACTAAATCAACTCATCGACGACCTCCGCATCTCCTCCATCGCCCGCAGCGACGCAGAGATACTGGAGGCGTATCAGAGCGGGCAACCGGCGGTGGCGGATGGGCGGACAACATACAAAGCGGATTTTGACGTCGGAAGGCTTATTATGATGGCGGGGGAAATGCAGCCTATCGCCACGTTCACCCGCCCCACCCCCGCATATCTCTCCAACGGCACGCAGGTTGCCGCAAACACACCTCGCTTTGAACAAGGGCGGTTCGGCAAGGCGATTATGCTGGAGGAAGGGACGACAAACCTTGTAAATATAAATAATTTTACATTTGACAACGGTGCTAGTTTGGTGGATATAGTGCATCCCGTAACCGGCAAAACAGTTAAAGCAAT